TCGATGATCACCGGGACGGCGAAACCGCCTGCGGCCGGGGTACCAATCGACATCGCCCGCTTGAGGTAGTTGACCTCCTGCACGGCACGCGCCTCTTCGGGCGAGAACACCGGGCTCATCCCGGTCGCTGCCTTCTGGAACGCCGACCGGTAGTGCGGGTTCGAGGTGGCGACCAGGAACGCAGCGATCAGCTCGCCATCGGTGTCGTCGTCCGACCGGCGGAGCAGCTTGTCGAGTCGGTCGCGCTGGTAGTCGGTCAGGTGGCGCTGGACCTTCTTGTCGTCGAGCAGGGTCGACGCCCGAGTGTACCACTGCTCCTTGGTGTCCTCCGTGCCCATCCGCCGGTAGTCCACGTTGAAGCGGTCCATGCCATCCTTCTCGGCGGGCTTGACGTTGAGATCGCCGTAGCGAGCCCGCGCCTCCTTGACCCGCTGCTCCCGCTTCTCGCGCTCAGTGACGACGTTACGCAGAGTTTCGAGCTTGGCCTCGTTCTCCTTGTACTCCGTCTCGTACTTGACGAAAGTCTCGCCGTCGTCCTTGCGCTGGTCGACCGACCGGGTCTCGTCGCCCGCGTCCTTGTTCGCGGCCTCCATCAGGTCGATCAGCTCGCGCTGGCGAGATTCGAGCTGCTCGATCTCGTCGGGCGCGCCGCCCATCGCCTTGTAGATCGGGTCGCCGTTACGGCGATAGCCGATCACGATCTTCTCGAAAACCTCGTCCCGGAGCTTGCCGCCCTTGGCGAGGTGGCCCGTCATCATCGCAGGTACCCCTTCTTCATCGCATCGAGTCGGTATGCCCGGAGCGCGTGCTCTCGGGCGATTGCTGCCTCGTCGATCTGACGGCGCACCGAGGTTTCATCGGTGGGTGTCGGGATACCGGGCTTGTACGGGGCGGTTCGGTAGTACGTCCGCATCGCTTCGTAGGATCGTACCAGATCCTCGTGGCGAGATGACGCCCTGGCGTGAAGGTGGTCCATCCAGGCATCGGTGCCGCAACGAGACCTCATACCCGCCGAAGCAGTAGGGGAGGCTGGCCAGGTGACCGGCCCTGCCTCGAATGTGCGCACCTCGGAGATCGTCCGCTCGGGAATTCCTTCCGGGTTGTGGTCGCTCGTGCCGGGCTCATTGTTCCAGTCCTCGCGGATCACGTTGAACATGAAGCTTGAGCCGTAGCCGTTGGCCTGCAGACCGGGCAGCAGATCCCGATTGAACGAGGTGTCGTGCAGTGGTCCCTCGATCAATGGTCCGTGATACCCGTCGGCGTTGACCTCCTCAAACCGGGTGGGCACGGTCAGCAGCTTGTCGCCGATGTTCATGTCCATGCCGTGGTTGAACAGCACCTTGGTCGAGAAGGTGCCGTCGGCTCGCTGCGCATCGTTCGCCGTCTTGGTGAACGCTCCGGGCATCGTGCGCTCAAGGAAACGCCCCTCCCAGAACGAGTTGATCTCGTACCAGGTGTCAAACGGCGAGAACCGGACACTCAGTGTGCCCAGTCCATTCTCGGTGTCCGCGCGCAGCAGGGGTCCGCCCGACCGGACGATCGGAAGCCCTTTGATCTTCATCCTACCTCCTAGCCGGGTCAGACGATGGAGTCTAGCACGGCAGGCACCTCGGCACTGCCGTTCCATACCGAAAGCGTGGCACCGACTTCAGCCGAGCCATTCCAAACCGAGAGCTGCAGCCCGGCCGGAGGCGACCCAGCCACCACCTCGATATCGACAAAATAACCGCCATTGTTGAAGCCCGAGTCGGGCATGATCGGGGTAGTCGTGCTGCCTTGCCCATGGAACCGGCCGCCCCCGACGTCGACATGCAGCGGGGGGTGGTCTACCGCGCTATCGAAGTAATGCGACGTTGCTGTGTACCGGTCGGTGACCACCGTAACCCCATAGAGGATTCCGGTGGTAAACGACAAGGCCGAGACGGGCACCTCGTTCCACGTCCCCCACACGAGCGTGTCAGGGAAGGTGCCACTCTTAATGATCGTCGACGTCGTGATATTCCAGATCTGCCACTGAACCGGCAGCAACGACCCGGGGTTCGGGGTGTTCGGTGCGTGCCAATGGACCTTTAGTGCATTGGCGTTACTCACCAGGGAAAAGAAGGTCCCCAGGGTGTAGTTGTTGCCGTCCTCGTTGTCCCTGGTCGCGGGGCGGTCAGTGCCAAAGATGGACACGCCTGCGAGCAGCCGGTAGGTCGACGGGGTCAGATCGGTCGCGCCGTCCCAAAACGAGTTGGAGTATGACCCATCGAAGTATGTGTCGAGCGTTGCGCCGAATTCGAACAGAACGCCCGTGATCGTGATGTTGGCTGGCATGCTGTCGATGACCAGGTAGATCCCGGTCACGTCGGCCGGGACACTCGCGATGGTAGTCGTGAACGATGACCGAGCGGATGCGCCGTCCGCCACGTTCGTCGACGAGAATGTCTCGGGGAAGGTGTCTCCTCCACCGCTGCGGCTGTATCCGATGTAAACGGTGTGCCCGAACTGGAAGAGCCCCGAGTTGTTAAGCATGTAGAACGACACGGTGACCTGCTGGCCCGGCCGAATGGTCGCCTTAGGGGTCTGGAAATAGCCACCCGCCGTCGACTTGACACCGGTCGTCCGGGGCAGTCCAGCCAGCCCAGTAGCCCGAACCGGTGAGCAGGTGCTACTCGTCCAGCCGGTAAGGTCCACTCCCGCCGACGGGTTTGGGCAGATGTTGTGTCGAGTGGTCACGTCGTCCTGACAATAACCGTGCCAGCCGGAAGACCACCCGGCACCGGGTCAAGGGGGCCGAGCAGAACCAATGCGTTGGTCGTGTTGGCAGCCCGCACCTGCGCCGGGGTTTTGGATGCCCAGCCGGACGCCCCCGCCATGATGGTGTTACCACTGGTGGCAGCGAGGCCAGCCAGGGTGGTCAGGTCAGGGTCGAGCGGCTGGGCGTTGTTGAACGCTGCCGTGATGGCGTTCGACTGCGCCGTCGACACCGGCTTGTTCACGTCACTAGTGTTGTCGACGTTCCCGAGGCCGACCTGGGTCTTCGTGTAGTCGCCAGTCTGCGCCAGAACGGCTCCGGTGCGCCCGAACACCGAGTCGACCGCTCCGCCCCCGCCCCCACCCGAGTGGGTGTGGTTGGCGAGGGCGTACAGCTGACCGGTGCCGTTCGGGGGGACCGGTGCCAGGTCGTTCAGCCCAACCGTCTGCCCCGGCGCGTTGTACGGGACCACAATCGAGAAGGAGGTCTTCCAATGCGGGAAGAACGGCCGGACCTCCCAGGTCCAGCCGGTTGGCGACGCAGCCGGGTCGTTGCTGGCGTACAACGGCTGTTCGAGTACGCCGTCGACCCCGATGGTGGCCACGACCTCCTCGGGGATCAGCAGGTTGTCATCGACCGGGTCGGTCGGGAACAGGACTGCCGATCGAACGAAACTGATCCGTCCGGCGACCGGCCCGGTGTGATCCTTGATAATCCCGGTCACTGTGATCAGCGCGGGCAGGGTCACTGCGCACCTCCCGGGTTCGGGTCACCCGACGGATCCGGCGGGGGGTTGCCTGGGTCGGTGGTGGGCGTTTTCGCTGCCTCCAACGTCAGGGCGAGCGGGATCTTGCCCCAGTCGACCGGTTCGAGGTTGTCCGAATCACGGATCTCGTCGATGGTCTGCGCGCCCGTGTCGAGCTTGATCTTGTTGACCTGCCAACGCTGCATGATCGACGTGTCCAGGAATGAGTCTCGATCGAACAGTACAAACTGCGGCCGGGGCAGGAACGCGGATAGGATCCGCTCCATCCGCTGCAACCAGCGGTTTGCGCTGTACTTCAACATCTCGACGTCACGGTCGACGATGTTCGCGTATGTCAGGGTCGACCCGGTCGAGTACCCCAGCACCTCAGCGACCCCCGGCCCCAGGATCCGTGCGCATTGCGCTTCGGTATACCCCCGGGTCTGTAGGAACTGCGACTCCTCGGGGTTGACCTGGATCTGGTCGAACGACCAACCTCGACCCAGGACGACCGGCTCACGAGTGCCGAACAGAGCGGCCATGAACCGATCTTTGGCTGTCCGGACGACCGTGTCGTCCGACATGTCGGCCTCGGAGTTCGACAGGATGCCGGACGGGTGCCCCCCGTCCTGGAACCATTGCTTGCCGAACTTGGTCGCGGCGATCGACAGGCCGAGTTCGTCGGCGTGCGCCGCGACCGGCGACAGACCGAGCAGGTTACCGGCGACCGGGTAGCACCGTCGGTGGAACATCTGACCGGCTGGGACGTTCGAGCCGTGCGCCGTCCACTTCACCTGGCCATCGATGATGCTTGCGTTGACGCAATCGGGGTTCCACAGGTCGACTTGTCGCAGCATCCCGGTCGGCCCGGCGTCCAGGATGTTGCCGTAAGCGTTGCCCCGGAGGAACCAGGACTGCAAGACCATGTACATCCAGTCCTGCACCCCGTATCCATCGCCCGATGGGTCGAGCAGGTTGCCAGGGGTTTTGATCTTCTTGCGCCCCTTAAGCGACCCATCCGGCGACCGGTAGGAGTCAAAGCGCATCTCGGACACCAGCGAGCACATCATGTCGACCGCAGCATGGAACGCAACGGACTGCAGGCTGTTTACCCCCGCGCACGGGTCGACTTCCTGGTATGACGAGCCGGTCGTCCAGTTCAGCGAGGACAGCGGGAAGGCTGGCCACTGGCCGATGAACTCCTGCCGCTTCTCGGTCGGCGGGGCACTCTTGCGCCGGATTCGAGGCAGCTTCACTTAGGCACACTCCTCGGGGTTGCCCGCCGGAAGGTCAGGACGCAAATCACCAGACCTGCCAGGATGTACGAGGACGGGGGGTAGATCTGCCAGGTCCCCCACAGAACCAGGAGCGGCCCGGCGATAGGCGGCACCCACCCCAGCAGGTACAGCAGGACGCGCAGCGTGTAGCCAGTCGCTGCCGCTGCTACGCCGATCGCTTCGTTCACGCTCCCCCTCCCGTCCCGGGACAGTGTACCGGAGCCGCCCTCCGCCGTCGGCCTCAGTGGATAAAAGCGAGCGGGTCGTATTCCGTTTTGGCCTTGTCGATTCGCTCGCGATAGACGAGCATGGCCAGGCCCCCCGCACATGCCGGGCCGACCTGCACCCCGGCCTTGTGGTCGAACGTCGACCCTCCGCCTAGTGGTCGGGCCGGGACCGAGACAGCCGAGTTGAGAGGCGGTTCATTGTGGTGTTGAATCTGCGGAACCTGCGCAGTCGCAGCATCCACCAATAGAGCGAAAGCTTGCGCGGTACCATCAATGCCTGGTACGAGTAGATCGCCTCGTTTGGGCCGATCCGGATCTTTCGGTACCTCAATGCCTATCCCCTTCAGGTCTTTTATGATCGATTCACCCCGAGCATCAACTGCAAACGCCACCGGGCCGTACTTGGTTTTTAGCTCAACCAGCCGAGGGATGATCCAGTCGACGCCCGGCTTGTGGTCGGCAATGCCGATCCGCCAGATGCCTCCGATCTTACCCGCCCACATGATCGTGCCGTGCGTGCGTCGTGCGTCGATGTGGAATGCGATGGCGATGTCGGCGGGGACCTCGGGTCGGGCGGCAACGAGCCGCAGCCACACAGCCGGGTCGATGGCGTTGTCTCCGGCGACCCGGGCCTTCGGGAGCCACATCCCATTGCGCTCCATCGCGAAGGCCATCGTCATGCCGAGCTTCTTCATCTCGCCATCAATGGCCTTTTGCTTGATGCCCGTCCTGTTCGCCCTGCGGACGCCCATGCTCGGGTTGGTCGCCCTGTTCACCGCGTCGCTGTTGACGGTCCGGCGGAACAAGTCGGCCTCGGTCACGGGGTCGATGTACTCGATGCCGTAATCGAACCAGGCAGTTGTGGGATCGCACGCTTCCCCCTGCTCTTTGATCTTGTAGATCCACGCCGTGTTGTTCCGGGGCGGAGTGCCGAAGAACCAGATCTGCGGATCCCACATCGCCGACTGCGTGGGCAGCAACGTCTGCATGAGATCGGCGTCGAGCGCCTGCGCCTCATCCATGATCAGCTTGGGGAACGAGAACCCCAGGCCCTGCCCGCCCTGCCTCGCCGCAAAGATCAGCCGTGCCCGGTTGTACTTACGGGTCAACTCGATGCCCTGTTTGCCGTTCGCTGACCACACGTGCTCGATCGCCGACCCGAGGATGGCGTCGTTCTCCTCTATCAGCGTCTTGATCCTGACAAAACCCTCGGACGCGGTGGTGTAGAGGTGAGCCGAGTGCCCGATCAGCGGGACACCGAACAGGAACAGCCAGCCGATTTCGAGCGCCATGATGATGTCGCCCTTGCCGTTCTGGCGCGACACCCAGCAGCCGCAGGTGTCGGCTGCCATCACCAACTCGCGCGGATCCTCCTCGTCCTGCACCTGACCCAGCCCGTGCTGAATGATCCACGCTTGCCAGCCATCGAGCGGCCGATTCAGCTGTGCCATCAGGTCGATGACCTCGCCCCCCGCCGAGGTCAGATACTTCGGGTAATGCGCTACCCGAGGGAGGGTGATCTCAGCCGAGTCGACGCTCACGTTCTGCCTTCATCCGTCGTGCCTTCTCCAACGGAGTCTCTTCCGCTTGCTGGGTCGGCTGGTCCTTCAGTGTCTTCGTTAGTTCAGGATTAATCGGGATCTTCGCTGCCCTGATCTCCGCGATCAGCTGTTTGAACGCAAGTTGGTGGTTGCGACGCTGGTCGAGGATCTTGTCGACACTCAGGTGGATCTCGCCCATCTCATCGAACGCCAGCACCACCCACGACTCGCGTCGGCCGCGCGCCAGACCGTCCAGCCGGTCGAGCGTGTCCGCGCATCGGGCAAGCTCCCGGACCAGGGCAGCCGACGCCGCGTCAAGCCGGTCGCCCGCGTAAGCGTTCCAGATCAGCTGCCCGGACGCCTCCAAGCCCTCGGCGTTCATCGGGGGCCGTCCACGGCGGGCTGCGCCGTCGGCGAGGGCGTCACCCGAAGTCCGGGGTGGTCGACCGCCGACCAGTGCAACCCGAGCGCGATGGCGAGCACCATTACCAAGATGAAGAGAATCATGGCGATCCAACCGTATCGCTTGGTCGGCTCACCAGTCCGGCCGAGCGGAGCTTCACAGTCGATGCACCACCGGCCGTTTCCGTTAGCGTCGTAGATGTACGTCGCCTGATTCTGGCAGCTGAAACCCGCCCGGTGCAATTCGTCGGCCGCCGTGTCAGGCCCTGGGACGTCCGGGCGGATCAGAGTAGGTGTCGTGCGTCGCATCGTGAATCCCCTTGAGAATTATCGCGTGACTAGGGCCAGCCCCCGCCGAGAGCCCGGAGAGAGAGAGCCAAATGACTGGCGGGGTTCTTCTGTTTGCTCTCTTCTTAAAAGCTCGGCCTCTTCACAGCCGAATCGCACCTTGGTATTGACCAATGTGAATGGCCATTGCCTTGTTGCCCCTGCTGCTATTGCACTTGAGCCCGCATGTTTCGCAGCCAGCCACCCCATGTGCCATGCGGCTTAGCATCGGCTCGTACGGTTGGTTGCCCCACACTGACAGCGGGACCAGGTGGTCGGCGTCACCCGCACCCTCATGTCCGCACAGGTGGCAGGTCGTGCCCCACATCTCCCTTACCTGGGCTCGCCATAGGTTGGCCCTAGGTCCCCTCCTCCATTGGGATGGTACCCCCCCTAGCTGGGTCAAAATGGGGGGTAGGGGGATGCCCAACGCGTTCAATATATCCCAGGGGGGTTCTGCGAGGTAGGGACCTATGTACCTACGCTTGCGCCCCCGGTTGGGTCGGTGCCGACCCGGGTTTTTAGGTGGGTCAGGCGGTGGGATGTTTGCGGCGACCAGCAGGTCAGGGATAGTGATGCTCGTTGTGGTGGGGTTTTCTGCGTACTTGACCAGGTCATCCACCGATCCACACCCCCAATCGCAAACCCCAGTAGGCGACGTACCCTGCCCAGACGACCAACCGTGCTACCCTAAACACCATGGTCCGGGACCACCACCTCTCCGAATAGCCTCACTGCTGGTGGGTTCTTCAGGTACTGGATCATCCGCTCGAAGTAGGCCGGGTCGTCGTGG